ACAATGAATGCTACACAATATACCTCTACATCATCGATTCATAACAACAACGATGACATTCGCGTTGAGAAAAATCAAAACGGAACCGAGATATTTATTTTCGATCCCTATAATCCCCTAAATAAAATCATTCCAACTACGGAAATACAAAGTATTTTACAAAGATACGGAGTCGACGTAAATATACACAATAATGAATTGTATAAACGCGCATTTGTTCATCGCTCTTATATCAAACGTCCCACCATTGAAAACGAACAAAACAATATTGTGATTGTTCCAAAACCCGACGATTGTCTTCCTTTATTTACTAAATCAAATGAACGACTGGAATTTGTAGGAGACGGTATTTTGGAATGCATTACTAAATATTATTTGTATCGCCGATTTCCAAAGGAAAATGAAGGGTTCATGACGGAGAAGAAAATCGCGCTCGTTAAAAATGAAGCCATCGGTAAATTGGCTCTTGAAATAGGACTACATAAATGGTTTATTATATCGAAACATGCGGAAATGAAACAAACGCGAACGAATTTGAAAAAATTGGGATGCTTGTTTGAGTCCTTTATTGGTGCCATGTTTTTGGATTTTAACAAAATTGTTGTGAATGATGAGGAAGGATGGTTCAAAAATACCTTTTTAACGGGGCCGGGATTTCAAATGGTGCAAATTTTCGTTGAAAATGTTTTCGAAAAACATGTGGACTGGATTAATCTCATTCGCAATGATGACAACTATAAAAACATTTTACAAGTAAAAATTCAAAAGGAGTTTAAAGTGACTCCGCATTACCGTGAAATACAACAAGATTCATCGGATGGATATCATATGGCGGTTATGTTATGTTTAGGACAGCCGATTCATGCAGTCTCCATGCAAGATTCCATTTCTTTTTCGCGATTCAAATCGTTTCATGATATTCATGAATATATGTCTATACATGGTAAAATATTTTTATTTTTAGGAGAAGGAAAACACAAAATCAAAAAAAAGGCGGAGCAAATTGCTTGTGAAGAAGCCATACGTCAATTAGACGGATTCTAGTTATCTTATTTTTTAGCAAACTTCGGGTTTACACGTGTAAAATAGAATATATTATATAATAATAATATATACTATAACTATGAGCAATTATCAACATGAAACAAATGAATATATGGGAGGAGGTCCTTTGGATGAATTAAAAAAAAAGAGGATGACAAAACCACGTCCAACTTTTATGGTGAGATTGAAAAAAGGACAAGTAAAGAAACGTGAAAGTACCGGGATAGTGCCTCCTTACTTGGAAGACGATGAAACACCCATTGGAAAAAAAGGGCGTCTTTCCAAGGATGAAGAGGACGAAGGGGAAAGGGAAGGTCAAGAGGAAATCGAAGAAATACAAGAAATAGAGGATGATGAGGGAAACGCGATTACAAGTCTCACTCGAACCACCATCAAATTTTCTGATAAACGAAAAAGTTTACATGTGAACCGAGACCTTATTTTAAACCGATTACATAAACATACTAATATACGGGTTGTTGAAAACGGTCGAGTAGTTGGAAAATCTCTACAGGAAGATGTATTCAAGATACCTATGGTAAATCAACAACCTTCGGTAAATCAAAAACAACCTATGGTAAATCAACCACCTCCCGAGTTTGTTCCCCATAAAAAACAACCTCCTCAAAAACTAAAATCCACATTGACTATCCAAGAACGAATGGGCGAAGAAATGGAAAAAGGATTTGAAGAATTGGAAGAAGAATTACCGGATGTAATTGAGACGGAACAACAAGGAGACAACGAAGAAAGAGAACCTATAGGCGAATTGGAAGAAATGGAAATAGAAGCTGAACCTGCAGTCATTACATTCAAACCAAAACGGAAAGCAAATAAATCCAAAAAGGGAGAAGAAGAAAAGGAGGAAGAACAAGAAAAGAAGGGAGAGAAAGGACATCAGGGAGAGGAGGTAGAGGAGGGAGAGGAAGGAGAAAAAGAGGGACAAAAAGTCAAAGGAAAGAAACGAACCACCCGAAAAGTATACGAAGAATTTCAGTTTGCTCAAGAACCTATCGGCAAAGACGTTAAAATCGGTAAAAAAACAGTGATATCACGTCTACCAAAACGCGAAAAATTCGTCGTCCGGGCATCCAATTACTATATGAATAATCGCAAATTGTATACATCCAAAATAGCCGAACTGTTCCGTCCTTATAGAAAAGAAATCCTCGACCAATCCAAAAAAGCATCCTGCGAATTAACTGGGAAAGTAAATTTTCAATTACTTACTCATCAAAAAATCGTCCGTGATTATTTGAATTTATATACTCCCTATCGAGGCTTATTACTATATCATGGCTTGGGTTCCGGTAAAACATGTACAAGTATAGCCATCGCAGAAGGCATGAAAACACATAGACAAATTGTTCTCATGACTCCTGCTTCGCTGAAGATGAATTTCTTTAGTCAATTGAAAGAATGCGGCGATTTAATGTATCGCAAAAATCAATATTGGGAATTCATTTCGATTGATGGAAAACCGGATTATATCAATATTCTATCGAATGTTCTCCAAATACCGACTGAAATGATTCAAAGAAAAAAAGGCGCTTGGTTAGTCGATATCACCAAAAAAGAATCAAATTTCAGTGATTTGACCAATGAACAACGCGTTTCCATTGATGAACAACTGGATTTGATGATTCGCTCAAAGTATTTGGATATAAACTATAATGGATTGAATACAAACAAACTCAATGAATTAACCAATAATAAAACGGAGAACCCATTTGATAATAAAACGGTCATTATTGATGAAGCCCATAATTTTGTCAGTAGAATTGTCAATAAAGTGAATGCGCCGTCTTCTATATCCTATGTTCTCTACGATTATTTGATGAAAGCCACCAATTGTAAAATCGTGTTGTTATCCGGAACACCTATTATTAACTATCCAAATGAACTTGGAATCCTTTTTAATATACTCCGTGGATATATCAAACGATGGACATTTCAATTGAGAATACGTAGTACCGCCCCCGCTAGTTTCAAAGTAAATAAAGAAGAAATAATGAAAATGTTCGATAGAGAAGATTTCAATACATATGATTATGTCGAATATTCTGGAAATAAATTATATATCACTCGTAATCCATTTGGATTCATAAATACGAGCAAACATACATCCAAACGAGGCGGTGACACCGGCCTTTTTGGCGGCAAATTGACAAACATTTTTGGTGGGAGAAAAACGAGAAAACCGATTGTTATTCGAGCGTCTACCAAAAAAACGGTAAAAAATCGACATTCGAGTAAGAAAGAGAAAAAACCACATTTCATTGTCGAAGATGGAATGGTAAAAGAAACGAAAGTGGGTATAAAAGAAGAGGAAGACGAACCTATTCTAAAAGAAGAAGAAACCACTGAATACAATCAACGTATTTTCCCCGATATTCACAAAGACGGACCCGTAGGAGGAGGAGTATTTGAAGACTATAACGGTATTACTCTCGATGAAACCGGAAACATATCGGATGAAGATTTCGTGAGAGAAATAAAACGAATTCTCCAAAAAAATTATTTGGAAATTGTGGAAGTGGGTTCCGATTATGAAGAACTGAAATCTCTCCCCGATAACAGTGATTCTTTCAATTCGCTGTTTATTGATTTCGATTCCGTGAAAATGAAGAATGAGAACACATTCAAAAAACGAATACTGGGATTGACCTCCTATTTCCGAAGTGCGGAAGAAAGTTTATTACCCAGTTTTGTCAAGACAGAAACAGGAGAAAATTACCATATTGTCCCCGTAGAAATGAGCGAATACCAATTCAATTATTATGCAAAAGTCCGGAAAGAAGAAGCCGATAAAGAAAAACAAAAACAAAGAGCCGCGAAAAAAGGGAAACAAGGGAAAAAAGACGATGAATTGTTTGCCATCTCGTCGTCCTATAGAATATTCTCTCGTGCCGCATGCAACTTCGCGTTTCCGAATCCTCCCGGACGGCCTATGCCAAACAAAGGCGATAAAGAGGTCGAGGACAACGGAGAACAATTGAGTGAACATGATGTAGATGCCATTTACAATGAAGAAATCCTACAAAGAGACGATTATGCTGGTATAGAAGATGTGGAATCATTAAAGGAACCACCTGATTATCCACGAAGAATCGCTGCCGCATTAAAACAAATGAAATACGACCCTTCGAAAGACCCCGATGAACAGTTTTTGACAGAAGACAAACTTAGTATGTATAGTCCAAAGTTTCTCAAAATATTGGAAAATATTCAATCTGAAGAGAACCGCGGTCTCCATTTGCTATACAGTCAATTTAGAACCATAGAAGGTATTGGTATTTTGAAACTCATCTTAGAAGCCAATGGATTCGCTGAATTCAAAATTAGCAAAAAAGATTCCACCGATACATGGGAAATGGTGGAGAACGAGGGCGATGAAGGAAAACCCCGATTTGTTCTCTATACCGGAACCGAAACCCCCGAAGAAAAAGAAATCATTCGTAATATCTATAACAGTGTATGGGAAACGGTGCCCGTCTCCATCACAAACAAACTGAGAGAAATATCTTCCAATAATCATTACGGAGAAATCATAAAACTCATGATGATTACTGCCTCCGGCGCAGAAGGTATCAATTTACGTAATACGCGATTTGTTCATATTGTGGAGCCATATTGGCATATGGTGAGAACCGAACAAGTGATTGGACGCGCTAGACGTATTTGCAGTCATCAAGATTTACCGGAGGAATATCGTACGGTGAAAGTTTTCCTGTATTTGTCTGTTTTCAGTGAAGAACAAAAAACCAATAAAAAGAATATTGAATTGATGAATCGAGATACAAGTAGAATTGATAATCGCGCGATTACTACCGATGAATCCCTCTTTGATACTGCAATCATTAAATCGCGAATTAATACACAACTATTAGATGCTGTGAAAGAAACTGCGATTGATTGTGCTTTATTTAATCCTTTGAATAAAGAGGAGAACTTAGTTTGTTACGGGTTTGGTAAAGTAGAATCGAACGCTTTCGCTTCTTATCCTACACTTGACCAAGATTTGGGCGAAATTGAAGAAACCAATGCGAAGAAAGCCCGTATACAATTGAAAGAAACAAAACCAATTGATGGCGTTGTTTATGCCATTAACCCAAGAACTCTTGAATTATATGATTTGGAAAGTTATCGGGAATCTCTTGCGGGAACGGGAGAACTCATACGTGTGGGTAAAGCCGTAAAAACGGGGAGAGGCCAATTCAGAATCGACAAGGTCTAATTCTGAATTGATACAATCGAATTCAAAATCAAAAAGGTCTAATTCCCCCACCCAAAAAAATCACTATACTATATTTTGTATTTACAAATGTAAAATTGTGAAAGCATAAATGCGTTCATTTAGAGAATTATTTTTTTCCTATTAAAACTATTCTCCGTTATTGTATATAAATGTGTCGTTACTACAATACATGCATTTCGCGCTGCGATGGACCTTATTACCCCAGTTGGAGATATGGATATGGACCCGGTTACGGTCCAGGGTATGGGCCAGGATATTGGCTTGATAGATATGGGTATGGACCCGGATATGGATACCTGGGAAGGTATAGATACGATGATTGGTATTATTAGTATCCTATTATTGTCTATGTATTTGTCTGTATATAAAAATATAAATGGGTTCTCAACAGAAAGTAATTCTTGTAAATATAATACATCATAATATAATATAAAAAACTAAATATAGTGTAAATATATTATATTATTATGAACGAAGCAAATAATGTATTGACTATAAAAACTGTTCAAATTCAACCGATTCGTAATACTATCACGGCAATTAAAGATATTTTGACGGATGCTACCATTACATTCACGCCAGATGGGATGAAAATTATCAATTTCGATAAAACCCATACGATATTAGTAAACGTAGTTCTCCATTCCCGCAAATTTGAACAGTTTGTCTGCATTCCAGATAAAATCATTGTATGTGCCAATACACTCCATTTATTCCGCGTGATTTCTACCATGTCCAACGACGATACATTGTCTATGTATATTGAAAAAAATGATTATCATGACGGGATTGTCTCTCATTTGGGTTTGCAATACGATAATGGTGATATAAAACAATGCTATAGTCAAAAATTACGGCTGATTGAACCCGATACCGAAGAATTGATTGTTCCCGATGTGGAATATTCGACCATTATTAATTTGCCAAGCACCGATTTTCAAAAGATTATCCGCGATTTGAATGGCATTTCCGATAGAATTGAAATCAAATCTGTGGGTAATGATTTGATTTTTTCTTGCGAGGGAAATTTCGCAAGTTCTCGTATTTATCGGTCGCAATCCGAAAACAGTATGTGTTTCATTCAAAAACCCGATGCGGCTGTCGTTATTCAAGGCGAATTTTCGTTGAAATCCCTCAGTCATTTTATAAAATGTACTCCACTTTGCAGTAATTTGGAAATGTATTTGGGAAATGATTTGCCACTCATTGTGAAATACGATGTCGCCTCCCTGGGTGAAATCAAATTGTGTTTGGCGCCTTTGCCTCCCTCGTAAAACATATAATAAAATATAATAAAACAAATTAAAAACGATAAACGTATATATTTATTGTTTTTACTGATGTCCTCTGAAATTCCTACTCAAACAAATGAACCCGCAAAATCCGATTTCGCCGTTCTCAAATTATGCGTCAATCCTGCAAATACGGAACTTGTCAGTCTCTACCAAAAACACGTGGAACTTCATAATGCCAACATCCAATCGACTCCGTTCCCAGATTCTGGATTCGATATATTTGTCCCACAAGCCGAAGTATTTGATACCTTTGCGAAAACACGCTTTATCGATATGCAAGTGAAAGGCGAGATGGTTTTCTTTCAAGCCGCTTCCAATCGAATTGAACCATGCGCTTTTATGACTTTCCCACGTTCGAGTATTTCGAAGACTCCCCTCATGTTAGCAAACCATACAGGAATCATTGATTCGGGATATAGAGGTTCATTGATTGGCGCATTCCGTTGCCTCGCATTCGGTGAGGACAAGAAATATACAGTGGATAAGTTTACTCGTCTCCTTCAAATATGTCATCCTTCTTTATGTCCTATTTTTGTGAAACTGGTTCCTGAGAACGAGCTTTCTAGTACTGCTAGGGGGTCGGGTGGATTTGGCTCTACAGGAGTAGTTGGTCTTTAATTTTTCGAAGGGAAAAGGGTGGTTTGTATAAAGTGAATCAATT